GGTCAACCCCTATCTGGAGACGTGATGGCAAGGCCAACATACGAGCGTAATCCGCTCGCTGTAACTTACTGGACTACCAAAGGCGACGGCACCATTGTCACTGCGCCCGTACAGACGACGTCAGACTCCTCCGGGAGACTGATGTCACATGTCGAGCGCAGTTATAGTGGGTCCGTCACCCCTGGGTACAAAAGTAAGAAGCAGCGAGAAAGGAAAAAGCTTGCACCGTTGGCGCATGTTGTCACATACCGGAAAGACAGCGGTACGAAGTATGCTTACAACGATTGGGATTACCCGGCCTACCGGCCGCAGTTCTCAACCGTTCAGTATGCTTCGAATGCTGTTTATTTCTCCGGTCTCCCAGCGTTTGCGCACCTTGTCGATGCGTATAACGTTGCACGGTCGCGTGCCGCGGCGGATGTTAATAAGATGAAGATGAATCTTGCGCAAGCCTTTGGCGAGCGCAAGCAGACAGCTAATCTGTTGGCATCCACTATGGTACGTATAACCGCTCTTGCACGTTCCATCAGGAACGTAGATCCGCAGGCATTCATTCACGCTGCAGGCATTAGCTCGAAGAACGGGGTAACCCGCGTCCAAAAGCAGATGAAGCAGTTAGAGAAGGAGCATGCGGACAGGAGACTTTCCAATCACTGGCTTGAATTCCAGTACGGTTGGAAGCCTCTATTGCAGGACTGTTGGGGCGCTGTTGATCTGTTGGCTAAGCACGTGCAACTGGACCGCTACAATAGTGCTGATGTGAAAGGATCTGCAAAGATCCATCGCTTCAGTACTAGCGGAACAGGCGCATGGAATAGTCCAATAGTCACCCTTACGACGGAAACCCGTTGCAAAATGGGAATTCGTTATAGGATGGACAGCGCTGACCGGGCAATCCTGGCCCAGACAGGAATCGACAACCCAGCTTTGCTAGCCTGGGAGCTTCTGCCATATTCGTTCGTTATCGACTGGTTCATCCCGGTAGGTAATTACTTGCAGAGTCTCAACGACTTTGCAGGCTTTACCTTCTTGGATGGATGGGTCAGTAATCGAACGGAGCAGTGGTACACCGTAGAGTACACGGGAAAGGTCACGTTTGAGAGCACACGTGTCAAATGGAGGAATGGGTTTTCGAAGCGCTACCAAGCGGAATATAAACGAGATGTGCTTAGCTCCTTCCCAGGAGCGAACACGCCTTCGTTTAAAAATCCTATTGGTGGCGAGCCGTTGGCCCGTTTCTTCTCGGCATATGCGCTAGCTCGTGTTCTTTTCCGTAAATAGCAGTACTCTGAAGGGGAACTTTCCCAAAAAGCGCAGGGCTCAACCCTGCATAACCCGGAGAAATCCAAACTATGGCTGCTCAAGGCAACCTGTCGCTGGCCGATGGCCAAGCGACTCCCGTAACGCAGACGTTCTATGCGGGCGGAGTGAAACCCGACACCAGTGGCACGATGGTGGCGAAGTACGGTACCCGAGAAACCTCTGGTATCGGTATCGCCTCCCGCGTCGTCACGGTCGGGGTGCGCGAATCGGCGGCGAAAACCGACGTCGATAAGCGAATCACTCTGCCGAGCTTGGAAGTGATCAGCGGCTCTGATGGGGGTTACACCCCGAAGCCGAAGGTCGCTTACAATCTCTTCTCGCGCGAACAGTTCACGCTGGCTGCACGCTCATCTCTGGCAGAGCGGAAAGATCTTCTTGCGTTCAGCAAGAATCTGAATTCCGATGCCGTGATGCAAAATGCAGTGTGGAATCTAGAACCGGTCTGGTAATAACTCTTTAAAAGAAAGCATTCTCTATGAACAAGCATTCAATGCTTACTGCGCTCAGCGCAGAACTGTTTGGTGACTCTTGGGTCTTCCGACTTGTCAGGACTGATCTGATCATCTTCCGGGAGGACGGCGCGCGTTATGAACGCGCTTTCCATTTCGGTTGGGATACAGACGGTTCTGACCATCGGTCGATTCTTCGGGTCTACAAACAGATTCGGAGAACTTGTCTCGCGGAGTTAACCTATCATCGCAATAACCTGCATGAATTGCGGCGGAAGTTGGAACGCCCTCCTGTCCCGTGGCCCTCGGGCCACGAGAAGGAGAAGTTTTTTAGCCCCGCAGCGATCTATGCTTGGCGCAAGGGTGAAGGCTCTCGCCTCGTGTGGAAAGCCATCGTCAATACGTTGCAAAACGCGTTGAACGATGACCGACCATGCGTGGTAATCGAGCTGGATCTTCGGCGTCTTGATGCGATGGACATGCTCGGCATAGTAAGTGGGAATCATCTCACTTTCTGTGGCGAGTCCGAAGACCCTATGGGACCTGACTACCTCTTTACTTCCCGAGTCAGCCGCAAGGCCAACCCGGACATCCATTGGGACTTGGTCCCTCGGATGGAAGATGAGAGTGAGTCAGGAGGTCCGTTTTGATCACCCCTTCGTCGAAACTTAGGAGAGATCTTCTTGGACCTGTCTATCTTCGGTTGTGCTCTACTGTCAACAGTCATCTGGCTAGGTATTGCGCTGACTTATTTCAAAGAGGTCAATTTGCGCGTCTTTTGGACGTGCGCGTTGATCCCAATGAGTACAGTTGCGCTTACGCTTTCGCCGATGATTACCTCGTTAGCTCGTTTCTGAGTAAGTTCCCGGATTTCGATCTGGGAGTAAACAAAGAAGATGCCGCCTTTAGAAAGTGGCTATCAGCTGAAGAGAGTTGCGGTCGTGTCAATGATTTCTTGAGATCTGAATGGGCGGGGGAATCCCCCTATCCTCCGCGTGTTTCGTCCGCGTTTGAGCGGGCGAAGCAGAAAATCCGTCAGATCCTTGGGAAAGTTGATTACGATTTCATTAGAGCATCATGTCGGTTCGGACCGGGTATCGATTTGTCCACAAGCGGCGCGAAACACGCTGCGTACAACAAATTCGAATCTCCTGGTTCTATTACGCCCTGGGCCTTGCCTCTGTTTTCGGATATCTTTTCCGAGGACTTTCGCGAGGACCTCTCAGATGAAGCACAGCTTCTGATGGGAAACAGGCTTGCTTTCGTTCCGAAAAACGCTAAGATCTTCAGGTCGATCGGTGTCGAGCCAAGGTGGAATATCTACCTGCAACTCGGTACCGGCGAACTGATGGTCCAGCGCCTCCTGAAGAATGCGGGGATTGATCTTCGTGATCAAACCCGTAACCAAAGGGCCGCTGCGCGTGCTCATCGATCTGGTCATGCGACCGTTGATCTTTCGTCGGCTTCGGACAGCACTGCGAAGAACTTCGTTCTTCATATGCTGCCAGAAGAGTGGAGCGATCTACTCTTTAAGCTGCGGAGCCCTAGGACATCTTACAAAGGTGTCTCGCGGGTTCTGGAAAAGGTCTCTTCGATGGGGAACGGATATACATTTCCGCTTGAGACGTTGATCTTCTATGCGTTGGCGGTCGTGGCTGTGGAAAGCCATGGCCCCTACGTAGGGGAGATCTGCGTGTACGGTGACGACATAATCGTCCCCGCGCACGCAGTCCACACGCTCGTGGAGCTGCTCTCGTATGCTGGTTTTTCGGTCAACACCGATAAAACCTTTCTACGAGGTCGCTTCTTTGAGTCGTGCGGATGTGACTATCTCGATGGCGTGAATGTCCGCCCTTTCTTCCAGAGGAAAGGGATCACTGAGGTATCGGATCTGATCACTCTCACTAATCAACTGCTTGCCTATGCTTGTCGGGAAACCGACTTTGCGGACAGCAAGTGGAAGCCTATGTGGGAGTGGCTCATATCCGAGATCCCCCGACGGGCCCGTTTATTCGGGCCAAGGGGGTCGTCTGGTGTCATCCACTCAACCTTTGACGTTTGTCGGCCCTCACGGGCTGGTAACGGCTGGGAAGGGTGGAGGTTCCCTGCGTGGGTCCCGGTCGCTGAGAAGCGAACGGGTAATTCATACAGGGGACACTTGTACACTAAGATATCCGACGACGTGGACACGGGCCAGGAGTACGTAGTACCCCGAAGCTTTGTGTGGAGAAGACGGCAAGTGTACGTTCCAACGTACCGTGAGTTCCAGTGGGTGTAAAACCACTGATATGGTAGTGTCTTAAATCTACCTGGG